GTCGCCGGCGCACCTCGCGCCGGCCTCAGCCATCGTCATCGACACCGACGGCTTGCCCTTCATCGAGCAGGACGGACACGACTCGATGGTGGCCGACTCGTTCCAGCGCCAGCTCTGGTATGCGTGGACGGCCAACGCGGCCGGTGTCCACTTCGCGACGGCCTACGGGTCGACGCACTCCATCCAGATTCGCCTCTTCTCCGGCGCCCTGGCCCCGACCGTCGATGAGCACGTCGGCGCCGGCGACGAGGACGCGACCGATGAGGACCGCATCGGCTTCCATCGGAATGAGACCGTGGTCCGGTTCACGGCGGTCAAGGACAAGGTCTACTGGTTCCGCGTCCGCACGAAGGTTGACACGGGCACCACGGCGCCCGACAGCGGCGGTCGCGTGCGCTTCAACCTGTTCGCGCGACGTGCGCCTCGGGTGGACGACCTCTACGTCGGCGGTGGCGGGCACCTGTTCGCGATGGACGAGTGCGGCGTGCCGTTCAACGTGGAGATGGCCCTGGAGTCGAGCGGCTACAGCGGGCTCGCCATCGACTACTCGAAGGTGCCGCTCTCCGACCTCGCGGACCCGCTCTACCCGGCGCTCACGCACATCACGGAGCGGCTACTCGTCGGGCTCTTCACCGGTGAGCTGGTGGAGATTCTCGACCTCGAAACCTTCAGCGCCGGCGGCTCCGAGGTCGACTTCATGCTCGGCGCCTGGGACGGCATCGACGCGAACGACCCCGACAACGACCACCTCGCGATGATTGCCTTCGATGACCAGCAGCGCGTCATCGCCTCGTTCTGGGGCAACGGCTTCCAGCACATCGGCAACCCGCCACCGGCGACGGCGGCCATCTACAACAACCTGAGCTCCGACCCGCTGCGCTCGTCGCTGCGCCGGCAGTTCATCGTCAACGCGGATACGCAGCCGACGGCAGACGCGGGCACGCCTGGGGAGGCGTGGGTGCTGCCCTGCGACCCGGTCGAGACGACGCCGCACAAGTTCGTGCTTTCCGAGGACGGCGACACGGTCTACTACACGTGCGGCGGCTGGTATCGACCCAAGACGCAAATCGAAGGGCTCACGGTCGACCTCCGCGCGTCAATTGTGAAGCGGTGGTCTCTTAAGCAGGGGCAGGCGATGGCGGACTTCGCCACGGTGCCGCTCACGCCCACGCGCCACGCAGGGCTCTACGGCATGGCGATCGTCCCGGGCGAGCACGGCCTGCTCATCTGCAACGGCAACACCGTCAACTGGCTCGACACAAACGGTGTCGTCATTCAGACCTACTGCCCGTTCCCGGCCGACCACGGTCACTCGCTGGTGAACGTGGCGTTTACGGCGGACGGTCGCCGCTTCTGGGCGTTCGACTCGGCCGACCAAGAGCTGTTCCTCTTCGACCTGTTGAGCGGGATGCTGATTCGCCGCCTCCAGACCTACAACGGGCAGACGACGGGCACGCAGCTCGTGCTCTATCAACCGAACGGTATCCAACGCTGCTGGTGACCTTATGGCGACACTGAAAACACAAGCGGTGAATCTCGCGCTCGCGCGCATCGGCGTCTCGAAGACCATCAAGGGGCTCGACGACGGGTCGCGTGAGGCGCAGACGGCGGGCCTGCTCATCGATCAGGAGTTCCGCGCGATTCTTCGGCAGTTCCCGTGGCCGTTCGCGACGAAGTATCTGGTCCTCACGCTGGAGGACGGCACGGCGACCGTGCCGACTAACGCGGATTGGCAATACGCCTACACCTACCCGTCGGACTGCGTCTTCGCGCGGCGGCTTGTTGACGGGAGCCGGCGCGCCTTCAACCGACTCCCGACAACGTATCGCATCGCGCGTCGTGAGACGCCGGCGCCTGGGCACCTCGTGCTCTACACCGACGACGATGCGCCCTGTCTCGAATACACGGCGATCTTCGACTGCCCCGAGCACCTGGGTGATGAGCTGTTCATCGACGCGTTCGCGTGGCGCCTCGCGGCCTCGATGGCGCCGTCGCTCTCGCGGATGAGCAACATGGCCGCGACCGCGTTCCAGATGTATATGCTGACGCTCGACACCGCCTCGGCCGTCGCAAGCAAAGAGCAGACCCAGGAGCCTCCCGGTGAGGCGGAATGGATTGCGGGTCGGTAGATGGGCGCCACTGAGACGGTCCTCCAGCGGGCGTTCACGGGCGGCGAGCTTTCGCCGGCCCTGGCGGCGCGTGCCGACCAGACGAAGTATCTGACCGGGCTGGGGCTCTGCCGGAATTGCATCGTGCGGTCAGAGGGCGGCGTCGACAATCGCCCAGGCACCATCTACATCGCCGAGACCAAGGACTCGACGAAGGTCAGCAAGCTCGTGTCGTTCGTGTTCGATGCGGCCGACCAGAACTACATTCTGGAGTTCGGCGACTTCTATGTGCGGTTCTTCTGGCACGCGGCGCCGGTGGTGGTGACGACGGCGCCGGCGTGGTCGGGCGCGACGGCCTACGTGGCCGGCGACCTCGTAGACGTCGGGGCGGTCTTCTACGTGTGCATCCTGGCGCACACTAACTTCACGCCACCCAACACGACCTATTGGCACGCGCTGACGAATGGCATCTTCGAGCTGCCGACACCCTACCCGGCCGCCGACGTGCTCCGCGTCCAGGCCGTGCAGTCCATTGACGTGTTGACGCTCACGCATCCGAACCACGCGCCGGTGGAGCTCCAGCGCCTCGGGCACACCACGTGGCGGATTGTCGGCATCACCACGCAGCCCGACCACACGCCGCCCATCGCGAACCTCACCGGCGTCGCGGGAGTCACCGGTTCGAGAACGATTCGCTACATCATCACGGCGGCGAAAGAAGAGAGCTTCGAGGAGTCGGTCGCGTCGGGCATCATCTCGATTCCGCTCGCCGGCCAGCCGACGCTCGACGCGCCGCACGTGCTCGGCTGGGACGCCGTCGCCAACACCGTCGAATACTACGTGCACTCCGACCCGTGGGGGAACGGGGTGTTCGGCTTCATCGGCACGACGACGGGCAACGGGTTCAACGACGTGGGCTTCACGCCTGACATGGCCGTCACGCCGCCGCTCCCTCGGAACTTGTTTGCCGTGGCGACCGAGTATCCGGCCGTGGCCGCCTACTACCAGCAGCGGCTCATCTTCGCGCACTCGCTGAAGGAGCGCGAGCTGGTGTGGACCTCGCGCGTCGGCAGCTTCCACAACTTCTCCATCTCGACGCCCCTGCAGGATGACGACGCGGTCACGTTCGTCATCGCCGGCAACCAGCTCAACCCTGTGGCGTGGCTCGTCGAACTTGAGCGGTTGATTGTGCTCACCGACGCGGGTGAGTGGGTCATCGGCGGCGACGAGGCCGGCGTGCTACGCCCGACGGCCATCAACGCGCACCAACGCGGCTACGTCGGCGCGGACCCGGCCGTCAAGCCGGTCACGATCGGCAACAGCCTGCTCTACGTGCAGTCGCGTGGCACGATTCTTCGCGACCTGAGATTCGACATCAATCAGGGGGGCATCGCGGGGCGCGACCTCACCCTGTTCGCGAACCACCTGTTCAAGGGCTTCACGATTACCGACATGGCCTACGCGCATCTACCGCACTCACTGGTGTGGGCGACGCGGTCGGACGGGCGCCTGCTCGGGCTCACCTACCTCAGGGACCATGACATCGCGGCGTGGCACCAGCACGACACCGAGGCCAGCGGCATCTTCGAGCGCGTGGCCGTGTTGCCCGCCGCGACCGAGGACGAGGTCTACGTGATTGTGCGCCGGACCATCGACGGGTCGAGCGTGCGCTACATCGAGCGGCTGGCGGCGCGCGAGATTACCGACGTCAAGGACGGCATCTTCATGGACAGCGCGCTCACCTACACCGGCGCGTCCGTGCAAGTCATCACCGGGCTCGAACACCTCGAAGGCGAAGTGCTCGCCGTGCTCGTGGACGGCGAGGTGGTCTACGACGGCGACCCCGACGTGCCGCAAGGGGACGACTTCCGCGTGGTCAACGGGGAAATCAAGCTCCCGATTCCTGGCATCCTGATTCACGCCGGCTTGCCGATACGGTTCGCGGAGATTGAGACGCTCAACCTCGACGTCGAAGGCACGAACGTGCGCGACAAGCTGAAGCGGGTCCAGAGCGTGAGCGTGCTCATTGAGGACTCGACGACACGCTTTCTGGCAGGGCCGAACGCGGACGATCTTATCGCCGCGTCCCCGGCGCGTTGGGACGACCAAGGGGTGACCGCGACGGCGCAAATCGAGGTGGTGATGACCTCGGAGTTTGGCCTCGGCGGGCGGGTGCGTTTGCGGAACACGGCCCCGCTGCCCTGGTCGGTGCTCGGCGTGTTGCCGCATTTGGAGTTTGGAGGATAGCCGTGGCTGTTGGAACCGTGACCGCGCTCATGCTCGGGTTCGGCCTTGGCGGCCAAGTGCTCAACTTCTTCGCGCAGCGCAGTGCCACGAACGCGGCGAAGGAGTCTGCCGAGTTCAACGCGAAGGTCGCGGAGATGCAGGCGGTCGACGCCCTGGCCCGTGGCGCCGATGACGAAGAGCGGTTCCGCGAAGTGGTGAAGGGGCTCATCGGGAGTCAGCGCGCGGGCTTCGCCGGCCAGAACGTGGACGTGGGTATCGGGTCGCCGGTGGACGTGGTTGCTGACACGGCCTACCTCGGCGAGCTGGACGCGCTCACGATTCGCAACAACGCGGCGCGCGAGGCGTGGGGCTACGAGATTGAGGCGGAGAACTTCCGCCGGTTCGGCGCGAACGCAGCGCGGCAAGGGCGCTTCAATCAAGCCGGCGCGCTCTTCGGCATCGGCACGTCGGTGCTCGGCGCGTTCCGTGCGTTCGGCATCGGGAGCGGTGGGAACACGTCGCCGTCGCGCAGCATCTTCGTGTCGAGCCCAGGCGCCATGCCGTTCACTGGCATCCCGAGCGTGAACCTCGGGCCGCCGCCGCTGAGAGGATTCGGCTAATGCCCCAAGTCCCCACCTACGGCGGTCGACGTGTCGCGGCCACGCCGATACCCTCGGCGCGCCAGACGAATCTCCCGAGCGCCTCGTCGTTCGGCGCGGACTTCGGGCTGCAGATTGCCCAGTTCGGGCTCAGCGAGTTCGACCGCATCATGGGCGAGCGGCGCGACATGGCGAACCAAGTCGCGTTGCTGAACGCCGAGAACCAGCTCTTGGAGTTCGAGCGCGACGTCATGCGTGACCCGCAGTCTGGGGCGCTCACGCGCCAGGGCCGGGACGCGCTGAGCCTGCCCGAGGAGATTGGCGGCGGTTCCAGAAGAAGATTGCCGAAATCACCGAGTCGCTCTCGAACGACGAGCAGCGCCTCGCGTTCGGGCGGGTCTCGTCGGGCCGACTGCACTCCGTCGAGATGCAAATCAGCACGCACGTCTTCAACGAGATTCAGCAGATTGAGCAGCTGGAGCGCAAGGCGTATCTGGAGAACCTCATCAACCGCACCGCGCAGATCGCCGACAACGCGACGCCAGCGATGCTGCACGATGTCGCGGCGGAACTCCAGCGCGGCCGTGAAGCCATCGACCGCGCTGGCATGGGGCCAGAGGCGGCCGAGGTGTTGAAGCGGCAGTTCTCGACGGCCGTGCATCTCGGCGTCCTGGCCGAGCTGGCGGACGGACACCCGTCGAAGGCGCGGGCCTACTACGAGGCGGCCGAGGACGAGATTGACGTGGACTCGCGTGAGCGGGCCCGCAGCTTCATTGAGGAGGGATCGCGCCAGACGGCCGCGCAGAACGAAGTCGAGCGCATCATGCTGCTGGGCTTGTCCGAGACGGAGGCCATCGCCGAGGCACGCAGCTCGCTGGAGGGTGTGCGGGAAGATGACACCGTGCAACGGCTCAAGGTGCGGTATGCGGAGCGGGACAATCAGCAGCGGAAGGCCAAGGAAGAGGCTTACCTCGGCTACACGAACCGAGTCGAAGAGGCCGGCACAACCGACGTCATTCCTCGTGCCGAGTGGCATAACCTCACGCAGACCGAGCGGAGGAACCTCGACAGCTACGTGAAGTCACGGCTGGTCAACGGAGAACCGGACACCAGCTGGGGTTACTACTACAGCAAGATTGATTCGCTAAACACTCCCGAGGGCATCGACGCCTTCAAGAAGGCGAACCTTTACGCCGAGGGACGGCACCGCCTGGGTGACACAGAGTTTAAGCAGCTCGTTGCGCTCCAGCTCTCGCTGCGTGGGGCGAAGTCACCGACCAGCGACCCGAACTACCAGCGCGTCAGCACGAACGGACAGATTCTCAAAGACACACTCATCGGGGCGGGCATCAAGGAAGACTCGAAGGAGGCGATTGCGCTGCGTCGCGAATACGACATTCGCGTGCTGAACTTCCAAGAGCGGTTCCCCGACGCGCGGCTCACTGACCCTGAGCTGCAGGAGATACTCGACACCATCATCTCCGAGACGGTGTTCGTGCCGTCCGACAGCGTCTTCGACTTCTTTCCGTTCGGTCGGTCGCCGTTCGGCGACACGAAGCGTCTGATTGACCTGACGATTGACGACGTGCCCACGAAGGACCAGACGGCGATTCGGCGCTTCATCGAGGATGCAGGGCTCCCGGTGACGGACGCCGCCATTATCGAGTGGTGGGTCGAGTCGCAGCGTCGCATCAAGGCCGGCGGTGGAGGGGGCGGCTAGCGCGTGGCGATTACCCTCTTCGAGGAAACACTCGAACAGATCGGTAATGAGCGGCGTCAGGAGAAGCCGCCGCAGTCCGCGTTGCAGACCGCGCTCGACAGCATCTTGCGTGACCAGCGCGCGGCGAAAGAGTCGCGCTTGCGGTTGGCGGCGCCGGCGGATGAGAAGCCGGAGCGTGCGGCCGAGATTCTCGACATTGCCGCACAGCTCGGCTTGCCAGCCAGCCTCGTGCGGCGCAACTTCGACAAGCTGAACACGAAGGCGCGCATCTTCGAGACGCCCTACGCCCGCATCGCGCGTGAGTCGCCGGCGCTCGCAGAGTTCATCAGCGACAAGGACACGGCGGCAGCGGTCTCGGACGACCTGGGGAACCTGGGCAACATCGAGTGGGTTCTCAAGATGGCGCCGATCGCGTTCGGTCAGTCCATCGCGCAAATGCGCGCGGGTCGGCTGGAGACCGCGTCCATCTTTCGCCCGCTGACGTTCACTGAGCGTATTGAACTGCAAGGGCTGCGGAAGTTCTCAGAGATGGGTGGTGGTCTGGGGGCGGACGACAGCTGGTTTCGCGAGTCCGTCACGGGCGGAGGACGCATCCTCGCGAACTTGATGTTCGGTGCGGGCACGGCCGTCCAGTTCGCGGCTGGCGGCGCGGCGATCGGGAGCGTCGCCGGCGGTGCCGCGGGGCTTCCCGGTGGGGCTCCAGGCGTCCTGGCTGGCATGGGGCGTGGCGCATCGCTAGGTGGCCGAGCGGGGGCTGTGGTTGGCGCGGCGAAGTTTGGCTTCGAGCTGGAAGCGGGTCCGGCCTATCACGAGTTCCTTGAATACGAAGACCCCATCACTGGCAAGAAGATCGACCCGAACATCGCGCGGGTTGCCGGGATGGCCGCCGGGACGTTGAATGCGGGCCTAGAGCTGTTTCAACTCAAGGTGATTGCGAAAACGATTCCCGGCTTCGACAGGCTCAAGGGCGCGTTCGCCCGTGACGCTATCAAGTTCGCCCTGCGCGACCCGACCGTGCGCCGCGCGCTCGGCGCCCTCGTGGTCGACTCGTCGGTGGTGCTGACGAAGGAGACCGCGACCGAGGTCGGCCAGCGCGCCATCACCATCATGAGCGGCGAGATTGCGAAGTACGTCACCGACCCGAGCCTGCAGCGCCGTCCTATTCTGCAGCCTGACCCTGAACGGCCGGAGCAAGATACGGTGCTGCAGGACCTTCTCCGCGAGGGCAAGGGCGCGCTCCAGGGCTTTACCTTCCTGGCGGCGTTCGGTCCCTCGATGAGCCTCCCTCGGAGTCTTCGTGCCGTTCAACAGTCACAGCAGGACAAGGCGGTCATGCAGGCACTCGCCGAGGGCGCCACGCAGTCCGAGACCTTGGAGCGACTCCCGGCGCGAGCGCGACAGTTCGTCGAGAGCGTGGGCGGCATCACGACGGTCTACGTCGACCCGAAGGTCTGGAAAGAAACGATGGAGGCGGAGAAGCTCGACCCCGCAACCGTCGCCGAAGAGGTCACCGGCAGTCGGACGCTCTACCAAGAGTCGCTTGAGAAGAGCGTCGACATGCCCATCGCCATCGCGGACTACGTGACGAAGGTGGCCGGCACCAAGCTGCACCGTGGCCTTGCCGAGGATTTACGTCTCGGCTCTCCCGACCGGATGACGGCACGCGAAGAGGGCGCGTTCATCGAGGAGACCCAGGTGACCCGCAAAGAGGAGCAGGCTCAAGAGCGGGCGTCGGCCGAAGAGGCGCAGGCGCGTGTTGACGCTCCCGTGCCAGACACGTTCGACGCCATGCCTGCGATCGAGCGGCGTGAGCTGCGACGGATTGCGGCTGAGCTGGCGCCGAAACAGCCGACGGCCGACGCCGCGCCGGACACGGCCCCACCGGCGGTGCTCGGTGCCGTGAACGCCGACAAGCGCCGCTCGGCCTCCCAGGTGCGCGCAGCCATCGACCGGTTCGTGTCAGGCGGCAAGGCGACGTCCGTGGCGGTGGATGCCATTCGCATTGCACGCGAGCGCGCCCACGTTGACATCGACGCGCACGAGCCGACGTTGGCGCCTGAGGCCGGCGCGGTGCCGGGTGAGGTCTACCCTGACGCGCAGCCGGCCGAGACCGACACGTCGTCGATTCGTGAGACCCTCGTCGGGCGTCTCCGGCAAGCGGGCGCGCTGGCCCCAGAAGCCGAAGCCGAGGCGACACTCGTCGAGCAGTTCTTCGCGACGCAGGGGCAGCGTCTACAGTTCGACCCGGTGGCGGCCTGCGAGGGGCGGTTCCCGCTGACGGTCTCTCGTCCCGACCTCGCGTCGCCGGCCGTGGAAGGCGAGACCGAACTCGGGCAGGGTCCGAAGGGGCCGGAGCTACCTCGGCTCGTCGTGGCGCCTGTGGCGGTTGCGGGCGGCCGGGTCGTGGTGTCGACGCGTCGCCCGACGGCGCGGAAGGCGCGGCCGCAAGCGGGCGTCCTCCGCACGGACATCGAGGTGGTCTACTCGCAGCCCGAATACCTCAAGACCGTGGCCGAGGCGGTGCGCGCGATGCCGCATGTGTCTGAGCAGGAAGCGACCCGTGACGACAAGGCGGTTGTTGAGGCGCTCATCGACCGCATGGTGCGGAACCTGCGTTGGCTCTGGGACAACACGGACGAAGTCGTGCAGCTGCGGGCGCGTCGGTGGTATGTCGGCGCGATGGACCTCACGAACCGGCTCGCGCAGGAGTCGGGCTTCGCGTTCGAGCAAGTCGTCGCGGTTATGGCCGCGCAGTCGCCGCAGAAGGACTGGTTTCAGAACGTCTCGTTGGCCGAGCGAGTGGTTGCGCTCTACCAGCAGCTCGAAGACTCGAATCAGACGTTCACGAAGGCGCTCATGGCGCGCTACGAGGCCACCTCGATTGCAGCCATCCCTGACCGCGAACGTCAAATCATCAGGAAGTCTGGCGCGAAGGCCGGCGCGGCGTATCGTCGAAACCGACTGACGGCTATTGCGAACGACAAGGCGGCCTATGGCGGCCGACGCTGGTCCTCGCTTCCGCTCGACGGACAGGCGAAGCTCCTCCGCGCAGTCGACGGCGCGCAGAACAGCGCCGACCATCGCATCATCAGCCCGGAGGGACGGCGCGGCGCTTGGGCAAAGAACAAGGACGGCACGCGGGCCTCGGTGACCTGGGGCGGCTACAAGACCATCGTGAACGGCATCAGCGTCTTGCGCGACGGCAGCATCCAGAACATCGAGGACCGGCTCGGCACGAAGCATAAGGTGCGCTCGTTCTTCAACAACATCTCCAACCCGTGGGACGCGAACAGCGTCACCATCGACACGCACGCCGTGGGGGCGGCGCTCCTCGAACCGCTCGGAGCGTCCGCGCCTGACGTCCACGCGGTGATGAACGGTCCCTCGAATGCGTTGACCGGCATCACAGGCCTGAATCCGGTCTACGCCGAGGCCTACTTTCGTCTCTCGAAGGAGCTGGGACTGCTCCCGCGCGAACTGCAGTCGGTGACCTGGGAAACCCAGCGCGGACTCTACGAGCCCGCACAGCGGCGCGGCCCGCTCGGCGCCGAGATGCGCGCCCGGTGGGGCGAGTTCCGAAGTGGTAGAATTAGCGAAGAGGAATTACGTGGCGACCTTCTCGAACGCGCAGATGGCATCCGACGTCCTGCTTGGCTACATGGAGCAGGCCGGGTTGCCTATGACGAAAGCCGGATACGTCTTCGCCCTGTTCGACGGGGTCGAGCCCGAGTTTCCGATGGACGCGGAGCTGGCGGCCGAGGTGCCGGACTTTCTCCCGGGACCGATGCCAAGCTCACTGAAGGACTTGTCCTTCCCCCTGAGCTTAACGAGCGACTCCAGCGCAGCGCAGAAAAACTCGCCAGACTCCGACGACGCGGCCTCGAATACAACCGAGCCCTACGATCTCGTCGGGGAGGCCCAGAAGGCTTATCCCGACTTACCCGACGAGAAGCTGTCCCAGATGATCGACGAGTTCGGGGGCTAGGCGGCGCCGACCTCGTCGCGGTCTTCACGGCCGTCGAGGCCTGGGCGTCAGACCTCGCAGCCCTCGGCGTCCAAGCACCCCCGCTCTACCGGTTGTCGAACTCGCGCGTCTCCGCGCGGGCCTTTCACGACGCCATCTCGGAATCCAAGGTCGCCTCTCCTCACGGCGCGGCCGTGTTCGTCTACACCAAGACGCAGTATCGCGCGTTCGACCTCTACCTCTCCGAGGATGGCAAGTCCGGCTTCGCCGTGAAGCCGGACGGTGACATCGTGTCGGTCTTCGCGACCGGCGGCGGCGGCAAAGCGCACAACATGTTGCAGCTCGCGCTCGACGAGGGCGGCACGAAGCTCGATGCGTTCGATACGGTCCTCCCGATGATTTACGAAGCGAATGGCTTTGTGTCGGTCAAGCGGGAAGCCTGGAACGAAGCGTTCAAGCCGAAGGGGTGGAAGAAGCTCGACTTCTTCGAGTTCAATCGCGGCGAGCCAGACATCGTGTTCATGAAGGCCGACCGAGCGGCGCTGGCGGCTGACGTCGAGGCGGCGCCGCTCACCGTGGCTGCCCAGGACGAGCGCGGCCGCATCACCTTCACGGACGCGGGCTCGCCGAACCGGAAGTTCAACATCGAGCTGTTCGCCACGGCTGACCTGTCGACGTTCCTCCACGAGAGCGGGCACTACTTCCTCGAAGTCTGGGGCGACCTCATCGAGGACGCTCGCGCGATTGACCCGGCCGACCGCACGCCGACGCAGCAGCGCGGTATCGACGACTACGACGCCGCCTTGGAGTGGCTCGGCGTCGCCTCTCGTGACCAGATAGGCACCGAGCAACACGAGCAATGGGCGCGTGCGCTTGAGGCGTATCTCCGCGACCGGAAGACTCCGTCCAAGAAACTGGGAAGCGCGTTCGCTCGGTTCCGGTCCTGGCTGGTCACGATTTACGAGTCGGTCGCAGAGCTGGGCACGCCCATCACGCCCGAGATTCGCGGCGTCTTCGACCGGCTCCTCGCCACGGACGCGGCGATTGCGGAGGTGGAGCAAGAGACCGGCGTCACGCCGCTCTTCACTGACCAGACCACCGCCGGCATGACCGACGTGGAGTGGGCGGACTACCAGGGCGTTATGCAGGACGCGAGTGACGAGGCGCGCGAAGAGCTGCAAGCGCGCCTCCTACGTCAGGAAGAACGCCAGCGGAAGCGGTGGTGGCGACAGGCCCGCGAGGAGGTGCGCGCTGAGGTCTCCGTCGAGGTGCGGGCGCAGCCGGTCTATCAGGCGCTCGCGGCGATTCAACGCGGCGAGAACCCTGACGGGACGCCGCTCGGCGACGGCACCCCGATGAAGCTCAGCAAGGCCGAGCTACTCACGATTCTCGGCACGCAGGAGGCGCTCGATGCGCTCCCTCGTCCCCGGCCCTACACCGTCAACGAGGACGCGGCGGTTCCGGCTGACGTCGTCGCGGCGCGGTTCGGGTTCACCTCGGGCGCGGCGATGGTCGAGGCTTTCCAGGGCGTGGAGGCGCGCGGCAAGGTCATCGAGGCCGAGACCGACCGGCGGATGGCGGAGCGGTTCCCTGACGCCCTGGAGGACGGCAC